GTTTAAAGGGTAGCTTGGGTCTTTTACGCTTGGCTATTTTAGGAACTGTAGGCATAACCTTAGATAGTTCATTGATTGCTTGCTCGTTCTTTAACTCTAACTCATTGAGTAAGGTGTTAGCTTTATATACGTCTAGCTTCCACTTTGATTTCTCTTGCAACTGAGCCATTTTCATCTTGAATGAAAGGTAACGAACTAATGGTTGGTAGTCACCATCATAAATCTTAATCAACAAAGACTTCTGTAATCCCCATAGCTTGGTGTTAATCTTGACATCTTCTTTGCACCTGTGAATGTACTCCTCTCTTGTTAAGTTCTCCCAATCAGTAATGGTTGGCTTCTCAATGTTTAAACGCTCACCCCACTGCTCAAGCCCATGCCTATTGACATCAAACAGATACCAACTCAGGGCTAGGGTATCAATCAGTTGAGCTTTAATCTTTATACCTAACAATCTCTCAAGGGTTGGTATGTCATAGCGTATGATGTTGTGACCTATCAAAGTATCTTTGGGTGTAAGGTTCTCAAAGAAAGTCTTATCAACTTCTTCACCATTGACTACCATGCAATGTATCTTGGTAGCATCTAATGAGTCTGCCTCTATATCAAATACATATTCAGCCATCACCAACTCCTTCTCATAGGTTCTAGGTAAGTTACTGTACTCTCATCAAAGTATACATCACAAGTATAAGACTGACCAAAATCTCTGTCAAATAACATATAGAACTCTGACATATTTTTTCTTTCTTCAGGACACTCATCACTTCTATCTCTACTGATACCATGACCATAATGAAAGAACCTTTCCATAGACCTGCTGCCAAAGAACTCAGAGCTATAAACTCTAGCACCTTTCTCATGAGGTGTACTGCCTTTAGGTTTGGGGTTCACATGAGAGTAAAAGAATAGAGTGATAGGGTACATAGATACTAAGTCAGCAGCAGAACTACATATCTTACCTAACTCAGTGTTAGTTTGACTAGCATCACACCCCTGAACTAGTGTAGTCATGGGGTCAATCATAAAGATATTAATACCATCAAGTAAGTGCATCTCAGTGATAGCGGTTTGTATTGCTTCCCAATCTCTTGACCCTGCCCTGTCATAGAACCTAACCTTACCATCTAATCCTTCAAGTGTTTGTCTTAACTCACTGTCCTCGTAGATTGTATCAGGTCTAGTAAAATCTTTCTTTGCTTGCTTACTAGCTAACTTCTTAGCTGTCTTGACTGGACTATTCTCAAGGTCAAACATACCTACCTTTACCTTCTCATTGTACACTAGGTGGTGTACTAGCTGGTGCTGGTGGTCTGTCTTACCAATTTTAGGTGCTGCACCTACACAGTGGATTGTTCCTTCTCTTATGCCGAAGCAAGCCTTAGTAACTGTATCCCACGGAAAACTAATACCCATCTGTGGCTTGGTCATAGCGTTCTCAATAATGTCAGATACATCTACCACTTCACCCTGTCTTACAACACTGGCATTGTATACACAAGCTGTAAAAAGTTCTCTAGCTCTATCCTGTAAAACCATTTCATTTGCATCTTTTAATGGTAAGCTCGCTGACTTAAACAATGGGTATACCTTCAAGCAATCCTTCACTGCTTTCTTACCTGCTTCATCATTATCAAAAACCAGCACCACTTCCTTGTATCTGGATAATAGTTCTTTGTTATTGAGTAAATCTTTAACTGCATTGCTTACACCTCTAGTCAAACTAACAACACAAGGTTTAAAACTCTTGTACTTTTCCCCATTAAATTTTTCTATGGTTTGATGAAGTGCCATTGCATCTAATCTACCCTCAGTGATAAACAATTTTGTATCACCATTACAAGTCCAACTGCCCCACAAATCAAGCTCTCCTTTCCTATCACCAATAGAACTGAACTGCTTGCTTGCTGTTTCTTTACACTCAAAACCTTTTAACTTACCACCCAAAGTATCTCCACAATAAATATGAGTAATAGTCTTACCATCAGTTTCTGATAGACTACTTCTTACACCATACTTCTTTGCTGTTGCTTCTGAAATTCCTCTATCAGGTATAGCTAATATCGGTAGCTGTTTAATCTCCTCTATCGTTTTCATTTTACTAGCCTTATATTGTTTGTTGATTGGTACAACTTCTGCTGTACTTGATTTGTGAAATACCCCACAAGAAAAACAAGTTCCATTTATTGTGCCATCTGACTGCTCGTAACGAGCGTGTGCATCTGATGAGCCACACAACTCACAGCTAGTATGATACAAAAAAACTCCTTTATCATCTGACATCTTCTTCTCCATCATTGTGAGGCAATAAACCTATCATTGTATGAGGTATAGTCTTATGATTATTCATGTACTCAGTAGCTTGAGAAAGGTTTAAACCTTTTTTTAGATATTTAACTTTATCTTCTATTGAATACAATACAATGTCGTATAACTCTTTACTCTTATCCATGTAGTTTCTTCTCCTCTCTCTGAATAACAATGTGAGGTATGTACTTAGCCAATAACTCTGGTCTTGAGTTTACACCAAACTTCTTAAAGATACTATGTACAATCTGTTTGATATTATTTCTTTTCATTTTGAGTTGTTCTTCTATTGCTAGATTATCCCAACCCAATAACAGTTTAATAAATATCTTACGCTCTAACTCAGTTAAATCTTTTGTCGGACTCATTTTTTTCTCCATTATTTATTGTATTATTTTTAATAATTATGCTACCCTAAAAAACATATGCTAAACAACTGACTGCTGTTGTTAGTTATTTAACTCACTTACCTCTTTAAATTAACATCAACTAACCAGATTTCTTTTTGCTTAACAGCACAAGTATGACCTTCTGCATAAGCTCTGATACCTTCTTTAATCTCCTTTTGTTCATCAAGTTCTTTACCATTAGCACCATCAGAAAAACCTTTCATAAATTCTTCAAACTCATGCTCATAAACTTTTATAAACGCATCTAAAATACTATCTTTAGTATCTCTGTCTAAAAATCTAAAGTCTGTGTATTCCATTTGAATATCTCTTATCGGTTGTTGTTCTTCTGTGTATCCACAGTTCATAAAATCTCCACATTTTAAAATACAATATTCATTGTCATTAAAATTATGGAACTCAGTTTTCTTTTGACAGGCTGGACATACCCAACAGTAAGTATAAGTATCACTCATGTTATTGTTTCCTTTTCATTGTTGTTGTTATTATTAGCCAGTAGCTTAATAATTATTATATCAGCAATTCGCTGGCTTAAATGGCAAAGCTCTGGGTGGTCTGGATACTCCAGCAGCAATAGCGGAATACCAACCCTAAAACCAGTTCTATTGGGGTCTACGTTCATAGTTCCTTAACCTTCTCGATAGCCTGATAAACATAATCTAAGGCATCAATATTATGACCACCAATATGCCACCTAAACAACTCATCTACTGGTGGTACATAGCCTTCAGTTTTCCATGCGTATATGGTGGCATGAATAGTCCTATCGTCTTCAGTCTTGAAAGCAATATCCCATTGGACAGAAACTTTAGTTTCCCCACCCTCAGTAAACCTTATACCCTCACCAAAAGCCTTCTCAATCGTGCNTCTTGGAGTAGTTAAGTAACCTTGAAAGTGAGTACCACCAGCAAAGCCAGTGGTTTTATAACTCTTATAACTCATCTTCATTCCCCTCTAATTATAGTTATCCTTCGTTGTATGTAAGCGAGATCCCACCCTTCGCCATAATATTTTTCTTCCATGTCGTCTATATCATCACCAATTCGTAGATATATAGCATCAATATAATCTTCATAGCGTTTAACTTTGTGAAACAACGCCATGTAAGAGCTAGGTTTTTCATTACTGGTCCATGTAAGAGCTAGGTTTTTCATTACTGGTGCTTCCACACCATTTTATATTGTTAAAGTTTATTGTTATCCTTCTTTTCTCCTTATTAAGTTTTACATTATTTCCATAGATATCATCTATACCAGAACATATCTCTTGCCATGCAAGTTTTGTTTCAGGTTTTGCTGCGACCTCTGCCAGAAACATATCCCAATTCTTTGCAATAGCTTCTGATAGATTTGGTTTTGCTTGTATGATTATAATTACTTCATTACTCATGTCATTCCCCTTTAAATTTTGTCTATGCATAGTATAAATAATAAAACCACAGTTATCAAATAGTATTTTAATTCTACTTTTAGAGGCTCTTCAGTTAGCCTCATATGTTTATAGTCCTTCATCATTCGTCATCTCCAAATTCATTGTCCATAGTAAGATACAAGGCTAAGTATAAGCAAAGCATTGTACCCCCCAAAGTGTATAGTAAGAACCCTAACATAGTCATAACTATAAATCTCCTTTAATCATTTTGTAAATATCAGTAGCCAATACCCTAGCTAAGTCTGGACTTACTCCATTATGTATTAAGTAATCTT